TTTAACCTTACGAGCAGTTGCTTGGGCATCTGCCACAGTGGCAAATTTAATAGGGACTGTATCTTTGGGGTTTTCATCTGTGTAAAGCCTCCTTCCTGTTCCTTTTGGTTTCTTGCCTGTTCCTGTTCTAGGGTCTTTCGTCATTTCTTTTTCTTCTTCTGTCCGTTCCTTGCCCTGTTCTTTGAGGGGCTTTCTAACTTTGTGCCGTCTTTGTTTGAACCACCTTTGCTTAACATCTTATTGTGTGATACATCCTTACCCTTACGACTGATGCCCTTCTTATCATAAGCTCTTCTTGCACGTTGTCGCTCCATTCTATCTGGATGCTCCCCACGTTCCTTCTGCTTTTTATACTCTTTCTTGTAGGGTCTAGGTGATTTAGTGTATGGCATCAGTTACTCCCATTATACACACATTCAATAACTGCGCAGTGTCTACGACATAATCCGCTAGGTCGTGCGTTCCAAATGTCGTTGTCGTGTGCGACCTGCATACGATTATAACTAGCTAACCATTTATCCCATAGGTCTGTCAACATATCTATCGTGTATTTTGCTTTTATAAATTTGTTAGCAATGACAAACATCAAAGCCGCGTTGACTTGTTTTATGGTAGGAAAATGTTTAAATGTAGCCATCGCCATAAGCTCCAACTGTCCTTTATCCGCATACTGTGCGTTCCGTCCAGTCTTATAGTCTACCACCCACGCTTTTGTGCCGTCAACTATTACCAAGTCCGCAATACCACGCCACCACACATTTTTATCTTTGAACCCACAAGGCTCAAGGTCTGCGGTTAACCCCATACGCATCTCTGTAAACTTGTTACCCTGCTTACGTCCAAGTGCTTCCAGGGGGCCTTTGAGGAAAGCAAACTTCTCTGGTATTGGTGTGCCGTCACTTATAAAATCTTCTGCCACACCATGCACTTCTGTTCCATAGCGCATGGCTTCTGTGTGTGGTTCTTTATAGTCCTTTGCTATTTTCATATGGTAGAACTGTTTGGGGCATTGTTCGAATGCCTTGATTCTACTATATGACCACGGTGCTACACTCATTCGTACCATCCATGTAAATCTTCTTCAATCTCTTTCCAAGTTTTTCTTGGTGCTACTTTTATAACATGAACATGGTGACAATTTTCACATTCGTGTCCTTCGCCATTTACATGAACGATCATCTTCGACAATCTTTTAAATTGTTGATAGACGTTTTTATGGGGTATAGCTTCTTTTATTTCTCTCCAAGGTTTTCCTTGCAGTCGCATATGACATATTTTATGTAGTTCTTTACTAGATAAACTCATCCACATTCTCCATAAGATTTACCTGTCCCCGATTCGCAGTCTATCGGTAGACCTTCTGCCCATTCTGGTGGCTGACGCATACATTCTTCGATGTACTGTTGCGCTTCTTCCACCTCTTCATCCTTGACACAACACGCTATACTATCATGCACTGTCAAAACAACTTTATACCTCTTGGCTATTTGTAACATTTGTTCGCCAATAATGCAACGAGCTATAGCTTGGCATACGTTCTCTATTACTTTACCACCATATATACGTACGCGACCACGTCTTGTCTTATAGTCAAAGTCATACTTACTATCATCAACAGTGAACTGTAAGTCGTCATAACGTAGGCGCAAACCAGAAGGCAATATTATATCCCACTCCTCTGTGCCTAATACACCTTCCTTACCGAACGTATCACCATCTTTTAGAAACAACTGAGCATTAGCCCACAAGTCTTTTATGTCTGAATTTGTTTCTCTGTACACCTGTATAACACGTCGTGCTTCATGTAACTCCATGTCAAACCCAAATGTCTTAAGTTGATCTTGAAACTTCTGCGCCCCCATACCATACCCTGCGCCTAAGATTGTAGTCTTACCAACAAATCTTTGATCTTTGGTAATTTCGCTTTCTGCTACATCGTATATTTTTGATGCCATATTCTTATATACGTCTTCGCCATTGGTAAACGCTTGTGTTAAATCATCTTGTTCGGCAAGCCACGCCAACACCCTCGCTTCGATTTGTGCTGAGTCAGCATCTATTATAGAATGCCCTTGTGGTGCAATTATGCCACGCTTTAGCATGTTTGCGTTCGCGCCACGGCTTGGTAAGTTCTGTAGATTTATCTTATCATCACCACCCCAACGTCCTGTATGAGCCGCATAATATCTAACAGGTACAGGCAATAGACCCCGTTTCGCTATGTCGATGAATCTATGTGTCCGTGTTTCTTCAAGTGTGCTTTTACTACCCAATCTGGCCGCAACAAGTGATTGAACTCTCACGTCCTGATGTGTTAACAAGCGTTTGAATCCTTCGTCAGACTTAGCGAACGCCCATGTCTGTTTACCAGTAGTGGGGCTTAACTTCTTAGGAGGTGATACCCCAAGCTGTTGCAGCTGCAGCGCGAACTTGTCGTTACTCATTAAGTCTTCCTTAGACACGCGAGCATCTACAAGTAATTCCTCCTTACGTTGACGTGTTTTGCTGAGATGATCTTCTAATAAGTCTAGATCCAAATCTAAGACAGGCTCAACAAACATACGCAATGATAGATCGATCAACTTAAGTTCTTTCTTTGGAAATCCCTTTGCCATGATTGTAAACAAGTCGTACGTCAAGTCCACGTCGTTAACTGCGTAATCGCCCAACCTTCCAAGTTCTTCGTCTGTGAAGTCTTGTAAACGTTTGTTGAGAGTGTTCTGTATCTCGTCACCCTTCTTCCCTATTTTGTATTTCTCAGAGAGTGCGCTTAGTGAGGCACTGGTCTCTACTCCGTTGACAGCTCTCGCTATACAAATTGTGTCAGTATAGGCGCGAGGGCTAATATCAAAAACCCAAGAAAGTATAGCACCGTCAAACATAGTATTATGAGCAAGTACCATTGATTGCTCCCAGTCAAACGTCTGTAAGAACGCCTTGAGTTGTTCCTGTGTACCACTTGCCCACTCCGTTTCTCCGTTGTTTACTTTGATAGCGACCCCAAGCACTTCAAACCTAGGGTCACGCACGTACTCTTCTGTCGTTAGTTTCTTTAGAGAATACTCTTTGTTATAGTATGTTTCAAAGTCAATAGTGATAAGATTCATCTGTTCACCAAGTCCTCTAAACCAAAAGGTTTTGGTAGGGGTAACTTTACATATGTGTCATAACTTTTAAAACAACGATTGTTGCCATACATCTCTAAACTTTGCTCTCCGCAACTTTTAAGATCTGCAAACTCTACTGTGAACATGACCATCAAGGTATAAGCTGTTTTGGTAATCATTTCTCCTCCTTTGAGACACACTCATATTCGATGCCAACATACGCCATGTTATCTACGTAGTGATCTTTCTTCAGTGGGCTTGTCTGTCGCCTTGCTAACTTCGTCGCCTGGTGTACCAGAGTGATGTCTCTCGCTGTAAGACGTTGTCCTGTGATTGCATTGTAAATCCGTGCAATGTGTTCGTGGTTCTCAACGGCATCACCGTAGTCTTTGTTACGATCTGTAGCCGTGAGGCTCACTGCTTCATTAAGGAGTTGGCAACGCAAAGGTGGCTTTGCCTCTTTTATAAAAACTTCTTTTGGTGTGCCTGAACTGTTGATTAACTTCAAAGCATAGCCATACGACACGTTACATGCTTTTGCTACTTCTTTGGCTTTAGCAAGTCTGTTCTTGAGTATATACTTCCAAACTCTTTCTCTCTTAGTACTTGTACGCATTTTATTTTCTCCTCTTCTCTTAGTTGTTTAATTAAATAGTCTCTATGCAACTTGGCATTCTCACGTGCTTTTAGTAGTCTGTCGCTCTTGTTGTTCACAAGTATTATTTCTTCTCTTATCTTCACTGTCTAACTCGTCATGGTATGCGTCTTTAACTATCCCTGCGACGATCATAGCCATATTGGCATCTTTGATCTTACTTGCCTCATTTATAAGCCACTCCATAATATCATCATCTAGGTAATCGTAAACATTACCTTTTTTGATACCTAACACCCTTTGTAGTTTTGTAAAATTCATATCTCTCTCTTTCTCTTTGGGTTGCCCCCCTTCGAGAGGGGGGTCTAAGTTTTTACATGCCCTACCATGATGAAGTCACAGGGAAGGATATATGATAAACCTGCCTTCATTACAGTGGATTTCGACAGATATGCACGTCAACGCTCTCACTGCTTACGTCCTACCAAGGGAAAATAAAAACTAAAAAACTTGGTAGATTATTCGTATTGAACTGGAAAGTCCATTTCTATCTGTTCGGGTTCAGGGTCTATTCCTTTTAATATGTTTTCTATATCCATCATGTTCTCTTCGTTAACTACACAGGCTATGCCCCCTGCTACATTGATGTCTGATAAGTTCTTATCCTGTAATGCTGTAGGCTTGTTCTTCCCAGCCTTACATTCAAACGCAAAAAAGTTACCTCTGTAGCTTCCAACTATATCTGGTACACCACTACGTCCGAACCCACTTGTAATTGGGTAGAAGTAATACGCTCCCAACTTCTTGAGTTGGTCTGCTACTTTCTTTTTTACTTTTGCCTCTGGGGTCATTGCCATCATTGTGTACTATCCTTATCAAAAAACTTTGCATCCATCCACGCATCAAAAAACGTAGAGTATCTGCCTACAATCTCCCCAGTATTCATAGCGTCTGCATCAGCACACGTTACTGTGAAGTCATCATCACCCTCATCATAATCTATCACGTGCCAATCTGTTTCAAATGGCAAGGCAACTGTTACACCATTCTCTCTCATCTTCTTCGTGAACTTTCTTTTTGCTATCTTTTTCTTCATGTATCCCTCAAAAAAACTGGTTTCAAATGTGGGCAACCCGAAAGTCACCCACATCTATTTTGTTAGTGATTCACTAACATTTTTCTCTGACATGGATATAGAACTCGTAGTCGTTTGCTCTATACCCTACCTCCGACTTATAATCTAGCGTAGGTTCGAGCATCATTAGAACGGCTAACTTGTCTCGAACCCACTTAGGTAAATCGTCTACACTTTCATACCAATCTTTTAACCCACTGTCAACACAATACATACCTAAACATGACACATGAACTCTTTTTGTGTCAGGGTCTACCTTTACTTGGTATAACGTGTAATCCTGTGTGTTACCGTGAAACATAGAACATATTGTCCCTAGCTTTATAGCCCACACCATCAACAAAGGTGTCTTGCTCTAACACGTTAAGAGACATGACCCTACCTTTCAATTCCGCTGGCAAGGTATCGGCAGTATACTCTTTGTGAGGTAATCTCTTCCAACCCTGCGGAACATCATTATCTACCTCAATCACGATATAGGTTTCTTTACCCCACTTGATGTAGGCATACACAAAATACAAGTCCAAACGTTTTTGCTTGTCCTCCTCATACGCTTTACGTTTGGCTACCAAGTCCACAATTTTCTCGTGCAAGTCTTTGTCCAAGAACACGTGTCCATTGTCAATTAGGTTTGCCAGTTCAGGCACTAACGTGTCACGTCGTAAACCCAAACCCTCTTTAGATACATCAAAAGCATCTTCAAAAACATTGCGTTCTTTATTGAAAGCATGACGAACCAAACTGAAGTTCATATTTGCCACCACACCCCACGGTACGGGTTGCAAGTATCGCTTTGCGTTCTTCACGCCTTGCTCCAAGCTGACCGACATCTTCATGGCATAGTTCTGATTGTAGTCTGCGTACTTGGCGTTTTGTATAATAGGTGATGACACACAGAAATGGTTTACTTTCTGTTCGGCATTCTCTCTTGGGTCGCCATAGTGTAAGTATCCCATAGTGTATGGATAACCCTCCATGTACACAAACTTCTTATGCTGATAGCTACCATTCGCTTTCACACCAAACTTGATACCACGCACCTCTCTCTGCACTCGTGTCGCAAATATCTCAATATACTGCTCCTCCAAGCTGACAAGTTTATTGTTGATAGCGATTGTATTATCGACATTGCTATCGGGTATGTGTATCTTAGTTCGTTGTGGTGTCCATTCGTTAAGTTCACTCACGGCAACCTCAAACTCTCTATCTATCATTCTCATTGTACATCTCCTTTCTCCATTTTTTAATTTTGTCTTGTAGTTCTTTGGCAAGTTTATATCTTTCGTTGTCAATTTCTGGACCACCTCCGTCTTCCAAACCTAGATATATTGTTTGATGATTGCTATCTTCGTCCACAATCTTTGCCAACTTCTTCTCAATCTTCTTGAGTAACGTGTGACAGTCCTCAAGATATACACCACTCCATTTAGCCATCTACTTTCTCCTCTGTTAGTTGTTTAATATTGTGTATTACCATCATGTCGTCGCAACCACAGTTTAACGTGGCAGGTTCTACACTTAGCCATTCGTCACAGAACTCCTCAAGTTCCACGGCTTGGTTAGTTACTCTCTCACCTCTAGGCGAACGATTACTATTCTCGTGAACTTGCCCATCTTCACCCACGTTGATTTCTTTCCACGCATAGGGCATGTCTTGTTC